GTTAAAATATCTTCTTCCTTAGCGGTCATATATTTCATTTCAATCTTGCCTTCACGAAGAGGATTTCCTTCAGGATACAATAAACCTTTTGAAGGTAATTCTACCATTTCGGTAGGTAATTTAAATCTATTTTCTTCCATAATTTTTATTTGTTATAACTTTGTTGTCCTATATAAATATATAAAGAAAAAAGAAGCTCGCAAAAAATGCGAGCTTTCTTTAATTTACTTTTACTTTTAATTAGAAATTCAATACACAGTAATCTGGTTGTACTTCCATAGTTAAGTTTACTGCTGTGTTTTCAGTATCCCAACTATATTCACCAAAGTTTGCTGAAGTAATTAAAGCACCTTTGATAATCCATTCTGAAACAATATCACCTACTGGTCCTAATACATCAAATGTTAAGTCTTTCTTATAGAAATCGCTATAGCCATCACGACCAGTTACTGATTCGTGGTGTAAACGTACCCATTCCATTACCGCCTGAGCTCCTGAAGGAGTGATAGGATCAAATAATGTAAATGTGATAGGACTCCAAGTAGTTTTACCTTTTACAAAACGTTGTACGTTAATATGGTTTAAAGGTACAGTACCTTGGGTTAACGTGACTGCACTAACACCTTTAATCTCATACGCTGGTATACCGTCAATATACATAATGAATCGGTTTGCCTGTTTGGGTTCAAAGGCTGTGAAAAATATTTCGTTTGGATCTAATACTGCCATTTTATTTATTTATTATTTTTATTATAAATATTCAACTTTTAAAAAATTACGCTGGGAAAACAGCACCTGTTGGTAAGATGTTGAAATCTAAGTAAATGAATTCTGCTGTTTTAGTAGGTTGAATATAAATTTGTCCTACCATTTGATTTCTATCAATTACGTCTGCTGGGTTATTACTATCATCCATAATTACTTTAAATGCATACAAACCTTGTTTTTGTTGTACTGTTTCTAAATATGGATTTACAGCTGCTAAAAATGAATTTCTTGTAGCAATAGTATTTTGTTCGAATACTAAATTTTGAGCTACTTCTGAGATAAAATTCTTAAGAGCAATTAATAATCTACGAACATTTACACGATCAAGAGCAGATGCTTTAGTCTGTAATGTTTTCTGACCATATACTACAACTCCATTTGCTGGGAAGGTTGCAATTGGATTAACTTTATTTGAATATAAAGTATCACGTTGAGTTTGAGTTAATTTTCTTTCAGCTTTAACTACTTGAGATAATCCACCTCTATTAATACCAGCAGGAGCAAACCATGGTTCAGATACTGTATCGTTGTAAGCATAAACTCCAGGAATCATTGCTGAAGCTGGAACCCATACTAATTGACCTAAATCTGGATCAACTGTTTGAACCCATGGCCAATATGAAGCGGCATATGAAGTATTTCTTTGATTTGCTTGTTGTGATGCTGCGGCAACACTTGAACTATAAGGTACTAAATCCATTACAAAGATATTATCACCTCTGTTTTGAGTATTATTGATAGCATTAGTTAAAACAGCATTGTAATTAGCATCAGAATTATATAAACCAGGAATTGTTAATACATTAAATTGATAAGCATCTTGATTAGCCATTAATGCTACTGAAGCTGTATAGTTATTTGCTACTAATCCTTGAGTATTTGTACCGTCAATTGTATCATAAAAGTTAGCACTTCCTGTTATAGTACCTATAGCTGAACCAAATGTTCCACTTACTGGTAAGTTTGCTGGAATAAAAGGAGTATATGCTGCTTTTGGAGTGCCATTATTATCAAAATAATTAGCCATTAAAAAGGCAGGATTAATACTAGATACATAAACATATCGAGAATTATTCTTATAATTACCATAAGAAACCATTTGGTTATTAACAGTATCTAATTCTTCATATGAATCACCAATTACTTTAGAAAGGAAGTTTGGGGCTAATGGGTCTAAAGATAAACCAGTCCATGTTTCTAATATAATTGGATTATTTGTATTATCATCACCTCTTCTAATATATAAATCAAATGTACCTGAGGATGTATTTGAATTAGCAATTTGGAATCTAATATTATCTATTGAACCTGAAAGTAATGAACCACTAATATCTACAGCACTAGTACTATTCATAATAGTACCTTCAGAGAATGTAGTTAAAGTAAATGCACTACCACTAGCAATTGATCCTGCTGAACTACCAGAAATAAAAGAAGAAGTTGCTGAGGAATAAGATCCACTGGCTACTCTGGTTACAAGTAATGTTTCGCCACCATTAGCAAAGAAATTAAATGCTGTAATAGAGGTAAAGAAACTATACACATTTCCACTACCTGTTCCGGGAGTTGAATTAACTGTTATAGTAGATCCAAATTTGTTTGTGAAATCACTATATGATGTAACAATTTGAGGCCATTCTACGGGACCTTTTACTGTAGGGCCTATAATAGCGGCGCTATTTCTAATAGGTCCTTGAGAAACAAATGAGTTATCATTTTCTCTTGCAAGTACACCGGGTGATATTAATGCTTCTGCCATTTT